CCAGAAGCGTGTATCTTCTTTGGAGTTTGAGTCAGCAGTACCTGTTGAGGTTGCTTCAACTGCTTTAGAAAGTTTTTCAAAAGAGTTGCGATTGCGCTTGAGATTAGCGAATGAAGTCATATATTTTTCCTTTGTATAGACGTAGTATTAACGGAGTATAGTTGATTGTCCACAACAGCATATTATACATTTATTTAGTATCCAATGCAAGCAGAGTTTTCAGTTTTGTTAGAGTTTCACCGATATCTTTGTGAAGAATACCGATACCTCCAGCACGATTAAAAGAGACAATAACATCTTCTGTATCATCAATTAAAATCGTTTCGGGTGTAGCATAGTCTTTCTTGTGAGAACGACCAGGTACTACATTAGCTGTGTAATCAATTAAATGATTACGCAACCAATATTTCTTTTGTTTCTTAACTTCACTGTGGTACCGTTCACCACCAGAAGAAGTTAGAATTTCAATTTTAATTTCTGGAAATTGTTTAACAAATGCCAAAAGTTCTTCGGCCCCAGGAAACATATCAAGTGTTTTGAAACTATCTGCTTCGATAAATTGTGGCCAATGTTCGGTAAAATGTTTACGATCACGATACTTGTTATTAATATCGCCGAATAATTCTTTGAACCTTTTATCAAAGTCACAGAGAACACCATCCATATCCAAATAAATCTTCTTAATTTTCATTCAACACCTTTTTTAATATCAACTTGTATTTTACATCATCCTTAGGGATAAATGCGGAATACTTGAGCAGTTTCATGCGATAGTTTGGCCAATGTATTGTATCGGCAATTTTCTTAGACCACATTGGCACAAACCCAAGCAAATTGTTCAGTAGACAAACAGACTCAATGTTTATTGATTTCTGTAGACCTTTTTTGAGAAGAACCGGATAGTCACCATCAGTCATCAATACTTCATTAGGATTAAGTGTGCGATCACCAAAAATAAGCTTACAATCATTTTCGAATGTGTATGACATTGACTGGATCACCTTCTGATGTTTGCGATAATTCACTTCAGATTCTTGCATCAATAAAGATCCCACCCAAGTCTTTTCATCTTCCACTAGATTAGCAACAATGAAATCCATCATGTCTTCTTTCTGTGCAAGTCTACGAGACAATTTGTAAAAGTGGTATTTGTCTTTACGATTCTCAAATGTAGTTACACTGACATTACTTTTTCCATTGTATTTGAAAAAGTCATATGACTCTTGTGTAAAATGTAGTTTGAGAGCTTGATATAATCCAAATGTTTCATAACCAGTCATATGGGTAGTCTAGATCCTTTTTCTTTCAACATATTGTTATCCATTGCATCGTTCTCAATTTTTGATTTAAGATTTGCATTCACTAGTGTGGCTGCAACTTCAATTTCAAGACCGGTATTCTTGCAATGTTCAACAATAGCTTCGATATAGTTGTATTTTGTAGCTGCAACTATTAAATCAATAGCTCTAGCAAATTTTGACATTTCTTCTCTAGTTGGCATGGGTGCGATTACTCTGAATTGGGCATTTTGGATCCCAGCATTTATGGATTTTCATAACCGATTCTTGCAAACCACACACTGAACATTTACCAAGTTGCTGTGTGATGGTGTCTGTATGATTTGAATTCATCAATGAAGTTGCCATCATATCAAATGCTTTATATCCTGAAGTATTGTATTCTTCAATATCATCAAGTTCTTCATCTAGTTCTGTATCAAAGTCATCAACATAATCTAAAACGCCTTTTGGTGGAAAAAATCCACAGCCATGAACAAACAGTTCAAACTGTTGTAATACATCTGTAAGAGTATCTGCACTAAACTCAACAGTTGTTTCTGCAAAGTTACCAGAGATATCATCTATTTGTTTAAAAATATATTTCATTTAACCACAGTTTCATAAAGGGTTTCAAATTGGTCATGCACAGCTACTTCTTCATCGTAGTTTTGTTTGTAATATACCTTTATCATCTTGGCAACAAGACGTTTTGGAATTTCTAATTTTTTACTGATATCAGCAATAGATTCCCTAATCAAATCTTTCTCTGCCTGTGCTCTCGTCATTGCATCAGAACACTCACTAATAACACCTAAAAGTTTCTTTCTATCTTCTGGATTCGAAAGAAGATTAACACTCACTTGCTGAACAGCCATAATATACTCCTTAAATTATTTCTTTGACATCGAATATGCAATACAAACTGAATTGACATTTGTTTCGTATGCACACTTTATTGATAATGGATCCACACCTTTGGCGATAGCGGCCTCGATGTTTTTTGCCATGTTATTTCTATCATTCAAATTGTAAACGATAGTAGCAATAATTGCTGTACATAGTACAATTACTACTGATATGCTGATTGTGATTAAGTCTTTGTTCACTTTAGATTCCTTTGTTTCTGTCAATTTTGTCACCTTTGCTCTTGTAGAAAATATGCCTGCCAATTTGTGTCTCCTTGTTTAGTTTTGTCCATCCAGGACTCACATAATCAGCATGATAATACGTTGCTCCGTTTGTTACATCTTTGATTCTTTCAAAATTTAAATACATGTCAGTTGATAACTGTAGAATCTCATTATACAACGGAGTGTGCTTGATTGTCAAGCGTTTAGTGGTAAATGTGGTGTCACAGTACCAAGAAAATTGGCATGTGCCCTTAGTTTTCTGTTGAACAACCTCACAAACAGAATCACCGTAGTTGCCTGATTGTATGCGATTGAATGTTACGAATGCTACAGCTGTTTGACCCTCTCTTGGTTCATGTCCTGCTTCGAAATATATATTCTCAGCAAGACAAGTTACCTGTTTTTTAGTATCTGCCGTAAGTGCATCGTATGTCGTTTTGATTGGTAATACTTTATATGTGTCAACATTGATAAACGATAAAGTTAAAATTAATGTTGCAAATATCAAACTCAAAAGTATTGGTTTACTTTTCATTTTTCTCCTTGTGTGTTTAGAGGAACCGAAGTTCCTCATCCCCAATTAAGAAGTTTTCTTCTGAACTTTTGGTGGTTCTGAAACAGTTATGTTAGACACAAAGCCGTTTAGAGCCTGTGCTTTAGTAATAATGTCTGCTTCTGTGGGGATTGGTGGAAAGCCAGGATGCTCAGGTGGTGTTTCACCTTTGTGTCTAGCTGTTTCGCATTGCATTTGCCAATTATTGGAAATGCGTTCTCTTATACCGAAGTAATCATCATATATCATGTCTTTTGCCATTTTTAATAGCTCAAGACGAATTTCAAAAGGTGTCATATTTGACATAGTTTTTCTCCTGTGTGTGTTATACTACCATTGTGTGTATTGTGGTAGTATAGTTATTTAGTCATTCCAATGCCTTACAACTCCAGCAATGATTACAAAATTTGTAATAACATATATCAATAAAATGACTGTACGAATTATGGCAATGATATCTGCCTCTTTATCTGAATCTCCGGACTTATCGCCTATTGCTTTAGCCCATCTGCGCCAAATTAGTCCCATAGGTTCTGATAATACTTACCAAACAACTTGAAACCATTTCTGATTCTACCTTCAATAACTTTCATGCCTTCATAGTCACACTCGTATGTGTTATTTGGACCATCAACTTGTCTATATAGTGTTGCTTTACCATTTTCATCCCATGCACACGCTTCAGATTTCCAATCAATGTTACCAGAACGATATGATTCTTCCCATTCTCTATTGACATGGTGTTCGAAAGCAAATATCATTTCATCCATCACCCAATCCCAGCGTTTGAAATGATTGTCATCGGTGTCCCATTCATTCTCTTTTGCTGGAGCTGAAGTTGATTTTAATTCTTCAGGCACATCTTCATCATCAACGAAAGGTGCACCATGTTTGCTTGCTTGTAATTGTTTCAACATTGGCAATGCAATCATACCGAGAGTGCTATCCATCGACCAAGTATCCCAACGGTCAATCTTCACATATTCAATTTTGGGGTGAATAACATCTAAGAATTTTCGCACAAGTTCCATAGGTTTAACCAACCAATCGGTATACTTGTCGTTCTTGTCATCATACAAATCAAATTCTGGATCTGTCCATTTTTTATAAAACAGAACCGTAGTCATAATTGTATATGGACTTAACCAATGGTCACGATAATTGTTTATGTAAACTTTCACTGATGATTCTCCATAAATTCTCTTAATAGGTTTTCAACTAGCTGATTAAATGTGATATCTTTTTTATGTGCTAACATAAACAATTCAAATAAAAGATCGTCATCTAAATCAACTTCTATTGAGGTTTTCATTTCTGTGAATCTCCAGGCATCACACGATAATTATCTTCTACAGAATCAGGTGTACTCACTTCAATGATTGTACCTTCTTCAAGGCAAATCAACTGATGTGGTTCAAGTGGTTCATTTCTCCACACCGAACCCTTTTCAAGTATTTGAGATTCGATAGAAGCGTCTTGGGTCATAATATATTTCACTTCGAACTTTCCAGATAAAACATACCATGTCTCATCTTTCTGTGAGTGAAAGTGCATACTGAATTTGGCATCTTTGTTAAACTTCATTAACTTGCCACAATACTTGTCATTAGTAACCCAAATTAATTCTGAGCCCCAACCCTTGTTAACGTAACCTTCTTGTCTTGTCATTTTTCACCTGTAAATAATAGTGATTGGTTATTCTGTTACGAGGAAACCAATCGAAACCCTAAGCAGCGTTTAGGCTGCTAATGCGTAACTTTCGTCATTTGCATTTACTTTGTTTTCTTCTTTTTACATCGTTGCTGATGTGCTGTCCACTAATTTACTTGTTGCCCTGTCGAATCTATATCAGGCCCATCATAAACATACTTCATGGATGAACCCACGGGTCACCTTGCGGTTAGAGTATGTTTATGGTGGACCTGGGGGGATTCGCACCCCCGTCCAGAACACTTTTCTCTTTGCTTCATACA